GTCTTCCTCTATGCTAACAGATGCTAGGTGGTGGTATTCCCTTCAGGCTCATAAGCCCCCAGTTTAGCGACTGCATCCAACACACCCACAAGATGATCCATCGTACACAGCGAAAGGTATGCGTGGATATCGTCTCTCATCAACTCAACTCGCTGAGCCTGGGTAAGGTCATCATACTTCAAAGGCCAAGCACCAGGACAATAACAAAGACGTGCAGGGTGACAATCAGGACTGCCAGACTGAAGTATAGGATATCTCTCATCAGCGAATGGTAGCACATGACGTGTGTTACACTGCGTAGGAATATCTCCTAACCACGAAGGTTGTACTGACCATGGAAAAAATAAAAAGCCGCAAGTTGTGGATCACCGTCATAGCCGGTGCATTGGTCGCCTTCGGCGGGCAGTTCGGCATCGACCTAGACACTGAGCAGCTTGTAGCTATCGGTGGTATGGTTCTCACCTACCTAGGCACACAGGGTATGGTTGACCGAGGCAAGGTTGTCGCAGAGGTTAAGGCTTCTGTGCCTGAGCTGATGGCAACACTGAAGTCCACCCTGGAAGCTTTGGATGAAACCGGCGTACACGAAACAAACTAGACACGAATGGTTTGTCGCTAACTTAGAACGTCTCGAGACTCAAGGTCTCGGCTACAGGGATATAGCCCTAGAACTCAAAGCCCAATTCGGTTTGGAGAAACCGCCCTCGACTGCTACGATTGGCCGCAGCTTGAAGGCCGCTAAGGAAGAAGGCGTCCAACCCTACTCCCTTGAGGCGTTGCGCCTGCTTCAACCCGAGAACTTTCCAGAGTTCAGGGAAATGTTCCCAGCCCCCGGTGGCGGAGTCTATCAGACGAACAAAACGCATCATGCTCTCCACTGGGTCATCTACGCTCTGACTCGCAAAGTTGACCTGCCCGACTGGGTGATTGAGCACATGGAACTTCCTGAAGATATTAACCAGGATATTGTGATGAAGGAGAAAATGCTGACCTTCATCCTGCTCCTTGCTCCACGACACGGCAAGACCATGACTGTTATACATAGCCTGATCTCGTTGATAGCCTACGATCCAAACGTCAGGATCATCTACTCCCAGGGCATACAGAGTACCACTCAAAAGATCATGGCCTTAATCATGGCTGAGATGGAGTTCAATGACAAACTGAAGAGCCTCTACGGTCCCTTTGAAGGAGAAGATCGAATGTGGTCTAAGCGGGACGGGTTCATAGTTGCCCGTCGAGAGATCCAGAGTATAACGCCAACCTTCATGCCCGCTGGGATCAATGTCAACGTCCGGTCCCTCGATGCTGACATCATCATAATTGACGACCCTCAAGACTTGGACAGAGCTGAGAGTGAGGCGACAACTACGAAAGACTATAACAAGATCACCACGGAGTTCATGACAAGGAGGGAACCTCACACGCCCGTCCTTATGATAGGCTCCCACCTTCCAACTCTCTTCGGTGATGTCTTTACTCAACTGGAGGACAACCTGGTTGATCTTCAGACTGAGGGTCAGGCGATAATACTTCGGAAACGTCCTGCTCACAATCTTGAGTCGTGCACTGTAGGGGGGAGTGGTGGGGAACACTGGGACTGTCTGGAGTGGCCTGAGTTTCGGAACTGGAACTTTCTGGAAGCACAGAGAGCTTTACTGGGAGAGGAACTTTTTGAGGCCGTGTATCAACAAGTAGCTCGTATACCTGGGGCCAGACCGTTTCCTCCAGAAGTTGTAAGAGGCCTTCGAGAAGAAGGCGGAGTTCAAGATCAGACTCGCTCTTGGAAGAAGCAGGAGGAAAGATGTCCAAGATGCGGCGGAACTCTAACAACAACTCTCGGGTTCGATCCCGCTGCCGGCGAAGGTAAACGTGCGTCATACTCGGCGCTTGTGGTGTTGGATGGTTGCGTGAAATGTCGTACTCTATTCGCCGTTGACTACTGGATGAAAAGGCAATCCCCTGAGCTGCATGCTACCACAATAGCTTCGTTCGCCAAGAGCTTCGATGTCATGTACGTTCGGGTAGAGATCAACGCCTACCAGAAGGCGCTGGCGAGGGACGACACCCTTCGTGAGGCCGCCAGGGATCAGCGGTTTGTGATCGATGAGCACATGACTGATGACCGCAAGAACACGCCTGAGTTTGGTATTCCAAACCTTAGTAGATATATGACTGATGATAAGTTCTCCGTACCTCACCAAACGTTTGAAGACCAACAGTATTCCAAGGACTGGGAGAAGAGCTTCATCCGGTACCCGCAGAAACCCAATGACCTGCCCATGGCATGCTGGCTTGCAGCCGGTATGATGTGGGAAGTGTGGGACGCATACCAGGATGTTGGACCCATCTACCTCCCCGGCCGGGAGGACCATGTGCCCCAGTACATGATCGACAATCCGCTCAGGGTGAACCTGGGGGACTACGGTAAGGATGATGGGGAATAATTGGCGTGAGGCCGGTGTTGCCTAGTAACAGATGTCTAAGCAACTTTTTGATCAACTAAATGATGCCGTCGAGCAGCGAGCATGGCACAAAGAACAGAACGATATGGATGTCATGGCCGACATCTACGAGGGGAACCTTCCACCGGAGTACGATAGACTCTTCCCGAAGAACACCCCCAAGCACCTCGTCCAAGTCATCCCTCTCGCATGGGACGACCTTGCGACCCAGGTAGGACGACTGCCCGACCTTCGGGGTGAACCCGTAGACCTTTCAGCCAAAGAGTTGAAAGCGGCCGGCAAGCTTGAGAAGATCGGCTTCTCCTACCTGTCCAACGCCAAGCCCACAGGCAAACGATTCATGAAGGATCTGGCCTGGTGGTTGCAGCTAGGCAGGACGGTAGCCATCGTCACCCCCGACATGAAGGACAAACGTCCCCGCCTGCAGATCCGTGACGCACGCACCTGCTACCCAGGTGTGGCGGAGATGGTGAACAACACCATCGTAGAACTAGACGACCTCATTTTCAAATACAAGATGAAGCGCAGCGAGGCTGTATCCAGAGGTCTGGCCGACCCGTTGAAAGAGCGGGAGATAGACACTGAAATAACCGTCCTCGAGTACCTCGACAAGAACAGTTGGGTGATCATATCAGAAGCCGGCAAAGTCGTATCAGCACAACACAACCTGGGCGTCGTCCCAGGCTGGGTATTTCAATCGTTTACGCCCAACGCAAAAGCCGGCAAGAGCAGATTCAAAGAACAGATCGGGCTAATGGTCGCTATGTCCAGGCTCATTACTGCAAAGGTTGCGTTTGCTGACAGGCTAGTCCACCCCATCCTATGGGCCAAAGGGCATGAAGCCAACATTGAGATCGGCCCGTACACGATCAACAAGCTGGGACCGCAGGGTGAGATGGGCCAGATCAACCCACCGACCATGCTGCAGGTTGACCAGGACATTCAAATGCTCAACTCGTTCTCCCGTATCCTCAACCGTAACCCCGAGGTACGCCAGGGTGAGATTGCTGCCAAAGGTTCATACACTTCTGCGAAGACTCTCGAGCAACTGTCCGAGGCAATCGACACTGTTGTGGGTGCCGACTGGGACATACTAGCCCCCGGCCTGGAACGGCTGCTGGCTATCTGCTACGAGATGGACATGAAACTGTGGCCCAACGAAGAGAAAACAATCTCTGGCTTCATGAAGGGTAAGAGGTTCGTGGAGACCTACATACCCAAGAATGACATTGGCGACCGCAGGCGCATACGAGTTGACTACGGCTTCGGGGTCGGAGGTTACCAAGGTTTCCTCATGCACCTCCAGGCAAAGGACGCTGGTACTATGTCCCTACGCAGGGCCATGGAAGCCATGCCTGGAGTCACCGATGTCAACGAAGAGATGAGAACCATCGAACTCGAAGGTATCGACCAGGCTGGTATGGCTATGTTCCAGCAGCTTGCTGCTGCAGGACAGCTTGATCTAAGGATTTGGGCGAAGGTCAGAGATGTGATGTCGAAGAAGGGTGAACCCCTTCACAAGGCGATCCTCAAATATGAGGACATGCTGGCATCGCAAGCCCAGGCCGCACAGGGAACGGATACGGCATCGTTCACCACACCAGAAGAGGCAGGACCGCCACAAGAGGAACAGCTACCAGGCCTACCGCCTAGCGCACTGGCCGGTGTCTGATGACCGTCAAGCGTGAAATCTACCGTGTCCTCGACACCAATGGGGACGGGACCGGAACCAAGAATGCTGTAGGCAACTATGCCTCCACCCCCACAGACTTCTTCATCGAGGACTCTACCAAAATCTTCTACGTCAACAGGCTGCTAGTCCAGATAGAAGATTCTGGTGCGT